GTATGTCGCGTGGAAAGTAAACAAGGAAGCCTTCGAATGAGTTAGGGGGTGTAAACGTGCAGTTCAATGATGAGAAACCATCTCTCGAAGATCTCCAACACCACGGAGTCAAGGGGATGCACTGGGGAGTTCGTCGCCCGGATGATTCTGGTGGTGGAGGAGGCGGAGGTGGGGCTACTCCGCACCCTACTAACCGACAGCTCAACAAGGCTTCGAAGGCCGCGGCGAATGCCGAACGCAACCAGGTGATCGACGAAGCACGTGCCAGGTATGCGGCGTCGAGTCGTTCGAACTATCTCAAGGCCAAGGCTCAGTACAAGATCGACAAGAAGACGATCGGTACTCACGCCGCCAAGCAGAAGTTCAACGAGGTCAAACTGGGGAACCAGATTGACTACGCCATCGCAACGCAGGTCAAGTCAGGTAGGGAACGGACCAAGACCATCCTTCTTACGGCTGGGCTCATCACGGTAGCTGCCGTTCTTGGCGGAGCTGCCGGCGCCCTCGAGCACCGCTGAGATGACCTACGCCGGGAGGAGGTGAGTCATGGCAACAATCCGTTCTCGCATATCCAGTGCAATGTCACACGCGTGGAATGCCTGGAAGGACAAGAACGCAAATTCTGAAGCACCACCTACCTCTGCCGGCGGCGGTATGGTGAGTTACGGCGGTCGTGTAGATCGTGTACGGTTGGCCTTCTCACATGAGCAGTCCATCATGGCTTCGATTTATACGAGACTCGCCATTGATGTGGCAAGCATGGATATTCTCCACATCAGAACAGACGATGATGGGCGCTATCAAGAGACGATGAAGTCCAGTCTCAACGAGTGTCTCACTCTCGAGCCAAATCTCGACCAGGACGCCAGACAGTTCAAACAGGACATCGCATTGACGATGTTCGATAGTGGTATCGCTGCTATCGTTCCTGTTGACACGACCTTGAACCCGGCCACGTCCGGTTCCTGGGAGGTCAAGACTCTTCGCGTTGGCGAAGTTGTGGCGTGGTATCCGAAGTACGTCCGCGTTCGTCTCTACAACGAGTCGACGGGGATGCGCCAGGAGATCACACTCGAGAAGAACATGGTCGCGATTGTTGAGAATCCGTTCTTTGCGGTGATGAATGAGCAGCAGTCCACACTGCGTCGTCTCATCCGCAAGTTGAACCTCCTTGACGTCGTTGACGAGCAGTCGAGTTCCGGTAAGTTGGACATCATCATCCAGCTTCCATACACGATCAAGTCTGAAGCTCGTCGACAGCAGGCTGAGCAGCGACGCACAGACATCGAAGTTCAGTTGAAGGGTAGCCAGTACGGAATCGCCTACGCGGATGCGACAGAGAAGATCACTCAACTCAATCGTCCCGCGGAGAACAACCTTCTGGCGCAGGTCCAATTCCTCACGCAGATGCTTTACAGCCAGCTGGGCATGACCGAAGAGGTCATGAACGGTACTGCGGATGAAGCGACCATGCTCAACTACCACAACCGGACTGTCATCCCGATCGTCGAAGCGATCGTTCTCGCTATGCGTCGGAAGTTCCTCACAAAGACTGCTCGAAGCCAGGGTCAGTCCATCGATCACTTCCGAAACCCATTGAAGTTTGTTCCCATCGGTCAGATCGCCGAACTCGCAGACAAGTTCCGTCGCGGAGAGATCGCTACTCCGAACGACTTCCGCGTTGCTATTGGTTGGCGACCGTCAACGGAGCCGAACGCGGACAAACTTCAGAACAGCAACATGCCAGCACCATCGACGGCTCCGTCGGGGCCAACGCAACCCAACACACAACAGGGGATAGGAGGGAACAGTCAAAATGGAAGCTGACTTCGGTGGTTGGGCTACCAAGGCTGGACTCGAGTGCTCCGACGGACGAACCATCACGGCCGAAGCCTTCAAGCACATGGACGGTATCCAGGTTCCGCTCGTTTGGCAGCACGGCCACGATTCGCCGACGAATGTTCTCGGTCACGCGGTTCTCGAGGCTCGACCCGAGGGCGTCTACGCTCGCGGTTTCTTCAACGACACTCCCGCTGGCGTGACCTCGAAGGCTCTCGTCAAGCACAAGGACGTCAACCGACTGTCCATCTGGGCCAATCAGCTCACTGAGCGGGTTTTGGCTGCGGGCAAGAAGTCCGTCCTGCACGGAATGATCTGCGAGGTCAGTCTGGTGCTCAAGGGTGCGAACCCCGGCGCCTTCATCGACTACGTCAACATCGCCCACGGTGACGGCAGCTTCACCACGGCACAGGACGAGGCGATCATCACCACGGGCATCGAACTCGACCTCGAGTTCGGGCACGCTGCTGCCGCGACGACGGACACCACCACAACTCCGCCGGCGGCTGACGACACCCTCACCGTTCAGGACGTCTACGACGCGATGACGCCTGAGGAACAGGCTGTCGTTCACTATCTCGTCGGCGTGGCCGAAGCGAACGGTGGACAGGCACAGCACTCCGACGGTTCCGCCAACACCGGCGACGCCAACACCGGGGGAAACCTCGAACACACGGAAGGAAACAACAACGTGACGAACCGTAACGTCTTCGAGAGCGGGACCGGTGGCGCCGCCGGCGGTGAGAACAACACCCTGTCCCACGCCGACGTGGCCACCGCCACGAAGAACATCTTCGAGCTGGCCTTCAAGAACAAGGCTTCCCTCCGTGCGACCGCCGAGGACTACGCCCTGGCCCACGGCATCAACAGCATCGACGTCCTGTTCCCGGAGTTCAAGAACGTCGGCGGCTCGACCCCAGAGTTCAACTCCCGGCGCATGGCGTGGGTCCAGGGTGTCCTGGACGGCGTCAGCCGCAGCCCGTTCTCCCGGGTGAAGACCATCTCGGCGGACATCACCCTCGACGACGCCCGCGCCAAGGGCTACGTCAAGGGGACCCTCAAGAAGGAGGAGTGGTTCTCCGTCTCCAAGCGGACCACCACCCCCACCACGATCTACAAGAAGCAGAAGCTCGACCGTGACGACATCGTCGACATCACGGACTTCGACGTGGTCGCCTGGATGAAGGGCGAGATGTCGGTCATGCTGAAGGAGGAGATCGCGCGCGCGATCCTCATCGGCGACGGCCGCGCGGTGGACGACGACGACAAGATCAAGGACCCGGTCGGCGCTTCCAGCGGCGAGGGCATCCGGTCGATCGCCAACGACCACGAGCTCTACGTCACCACGCTGCAGGTCAACATCGACGACGCGGGCTCGAACTACAACGAGGTCGTCGAGGCCATCCTGCGCGGGATGCGCTTCTACAAGGGCACCGGTACCCCGACGCTCTACACCACCCTGCCGATCATGACCGAGATGCTGCTCGCCAAGGACAGCCTGGGCCGGCGGTACTACAACACCAAGGCGGAGCTCGTCTCGGCCCTGATGGTGGCGGACATCGTCCCGGTCGAGGTCATGGAGTCCCTGACCGACGGCACGATCGGCATTCTGGTCAACCTGGTCGACTACAACATCGGCAACGACCGGGGCGGAGAGGTCAACCTCTTCGACTTCTTCGACATCGACTACAACCAGATGAAGTACCTGATCGAGACTCGGCTCTCCGGCGCCCTGACCAAGATCAAGTCGGCCATCCTGATCAAGAAGACCAGCGGCACCAACGTCCTCGCGACGCCGACGATGCCGACCTTCAACGCCGTCACCGGCGCTCTGACGATCCCGACCGTCACCGGCGTGGTCTACAAGCACGGTGCGACCACGGTCAACGCGGGCGGAAGCCCGTACACCGTCGTGGCCGGTACTCCGTGGGTCATCGACGCGACCCCGGCCTCGGGCTACTACTTCTTCGACAACGCCGAGGACCAGTGGACCTTCGCCACTGAGGCGTAGTAAGGAGCTAGTGGCATGAGATTCTTTGGCGTGGTTGGATACGGCCATACTGTGAATACGGCGCCAGGGGTTTACGAGGAAGCGATCACTGAGAAGAGTTATTTCGGTGATGTCATCCGCAATACACGTAAGCTCACTGAGGGTCAGGTTGTCAACGATGATCTATCGGTAGACAACTCCATCAGTATCGTCGCGGATGCTTACGCCAGCGAGAATTTCTTTGCCATTCGCTATTGTGTGGTCGGGGACGAAGTGGTTCGTCAGTAGTGTCGAAGTGCAGCGTCCCCGGCTGCTCCTAAGGCTGGGAGGTGTATACAATGGATCCCAAGCGTGAGGAACTCCATGCGATCCTCGTAACTTTGGCCCCGCATGTGTATTTCCAGCCTCCACAGAATGTGCAGATCGAGTATCCGTGTATCGTGTACATGCGAAACAACGCGGCTACCAAATTCGCTGACAACAGCGTCTACAACATGAAATACCGTTACCAAGTGACTGTGATCGACGCTAACCCGGATGGCGATATTCGGGACAAGGTCGCAGCTTTGCCGTTGACCCTATATCAGCGGTTCTTCGTGGCAGGGAACCTGAACCACGATGTCTTCTACGTGCACTACTGAGGAGAACCCATGACCAAACTGATCTGGGACAAGACTGGCGAGCGGTTTTTCGAGACCGGCGTCGACCAGGGCGTCCTGTACCGCATCGATGACGCTGGCGCGTACTCCATCGGATACGCCTGGAACGGTCTGACGACCGTCACCGAGTCGCCCTCGGGCGCGGAGTCCAACAAGCAGTACGCCGACAACATCGTCTACCTGAACCTGCTGTCGCTGGAGCAGTTCGGCGGCACGATCGCGGCGTTCACCTACCCGGATGCCTTCGGTGCCTGTGATGGTACCGCGGAGCCCGAGCCGGGCCTCGCTCTGGGCCAGCAGCCGCGGAAGCCGTTCGGCATGTGCTACCGGACGCGGGTCGGTAACGACGTCGAAGGCACGGAGCTCGGCTACAAGATCCACCTCATCTACAACGCTCTGGCGGCGCCGTCGGAGAAGGCCCGGGCGACCATCAACGACTCGCCGGCGGCTCTCGAGTTCAGCTGGACCATCAGCACCACTCCGGTGCCGGTGACCGGGTACAAGCCGATCTCGACCATCACGCTCGACTCCACCAAGGTCGACGCGGACGCCCTCGCGACCCTGCTGGACATCCTGTACGGCACCTCGGGTTCCGACCCTCGGCTGCCCGCACCGGACGAGATCCTGGCGCTGTTCGCGGGCACGATCACGTTCGTGACCCTGATCCTCCCGACCTACGACAACACCACCCACACCATCACCATCCCGACCCACGCGGGTCACGTCTACACCATCGACGGTGTCGTTCAGGCCGCCGGCCCGGTCGTCATCACCGAGGACACGGTGGTCCACGTCAGCCCGGCCGCGGGCTACGCGTTCACGCCGCCGTTCGTCGACGACTTCCTCGCCGACTACTCGTAGATCTGAGAAAGGAGGACCAAGGAATGCTCACAATTGAGGTTACGACAATCGAGGGATACGACGAAACGATCGGTGAGTTCGTGTCGTCGGCTAAGTTCGTGCTTCAGTTGGAGCATTCCTTGGTCTCTCTGTCAAAATGGGAGTCAAAGTTCAAGAAGCCGTTCCTTAACAAGGAACCCAAGACTTCCGACGAGTTCGTTGGTTACGTAGAGGCCATGAACTTGACACCTAATACTCCTCCGGAGATTCTCCAGAAACTCTCCCAAGAGAACGTCGATCAGATTAACGCGTACATCAACGACAAGATGACCGCGACTTGGTTTTCGGATAAAGAACAAAGAAGCCGCAACCAGGAAGTGATAACGGCAGAGATCATCTACTACTGGATGATCGCTCTGAACATCCCGATCGAGTTTCAGCACTGGCATTTGGAGCGTCTGTTGACCTTAGTCAAGGTCTGCAACATCAAGAACGCTCCTCCCGAGAAGATGTCAGCTCGAGACGCAGCTGCAACTCAGAGGCGACTCAACGAAGAGCGTCGTAGGCAGTACGGAACTAGCGGCTGAGAGGGGGATTGAATGACCGCACTCGTTTGGGACGGAATTGGAACTCGGCTCTATGAAGCTGGAGTGTCGAAAGGCGTCCTATACATAGACGGAGTAGGCGTTTCTTGGAGTGGACTCGTTTCTGTTGACGAGAATCCATCCGGAGGAGACGCTAAATCGTACTTCATCGATGGTGTGATGTATCTCCTCTACTCCGGTCGTGAGAGATTCTCCGCTGACATCACAGCGTTCTACAGTCCTCGAGAGTTTGATCTCTGCGAGGGGATTGTGGCCGTTCACCCTGGCATGTACGTTTCTCAACAGAGACGTAAGCTATTCGGCTTCAGCTACCGAACTCGAATCGGAAACGATCTCGATGGTTCTGATCATGGCTACAAGATTCACATCGTTTACAACGCTCTGGCGGCTCCGACGCCACGCAAGTACGCGACGATGAATGACAACACCGACCCGGGCCTTCTCAGTTGGAGCATCACTGTGAAGCCGGTCAGTATTCCGGGGGCTATGCGAAGTGGTCACATCGTGATCGACACGACCACGGCACCAGACTACGCCGTGTCTCAGCTCGAGGATATTTTGTATGGAACTGACTCGTCGGTTCCTCGATTGCCTGACCCAGGCGAGATCGCATCCATATTCGAAGGCGTGACTTCATTCACAGTCACGGATCTTACCGGCGGCCGGTTCTCCATCGCTGGCTCGAGCTTCGAGGTCTCGGAGTTGGACACGGGTATTTGGCAGATAACACAAGATGGCGTGACGGCCGTCGATTCCGACAGCTTCGAGATCACTAGCCCGTGAGGAGGCTTTAATGGCTACCGTCGTTGTTCTCAGCGAAGAAGCAGTGAATGCGCTTGTCGATGGCATGTTCGTCGGCGCAACAATCAACGGTTCCGGAAATCTCATCCTCACGACACAAGGTGGGGATCCGGTAGACGTAGGAAACATCAAGGACCATGGTGGTCTGACGGGTCTCGGCGATGACGACCACACGCAGTACGCCAAGGCGGACGGAACCCGTGGATCCTTTGCCTCGACTTCTCAGGGAACCAAGGCTGACGCGGCCCGTCCTAACAAGGGCGGAGAGATCGATATTCAGGCTGGGGACACGACATCTCCGCCTGGGTTCTACGAGCTCGTCGTAATCACCAACGACGGGACTTCATCGACCGGCTGGGTCAACCGGATGGAGATCCAGTTCAAGGACAACTCCGGCGCCACTCCTCGTACTGTGTTCGCTCACAACGAATACGGTGAGGTGCGTGGTGCTTCAGCCAAGCACAACACCACTTGGCTCCGGGGGTTTGTCGAGTACAACCCCGCGAACGTGACTGGAACTCGAGACGCAACAATCCCGATCTTCCAGTTGATGGACAACAGGACAGACCGGAACCACCTCTGGGGGCTGTATTCCACGGGTATGCAGAAGATCATGACTGGCCAGATCCCCGTTCAGTACGTGATCGTCCTCGGACCTTCCGACGCCGTCCCGACGGGAACGCCTGCGAACACGGTAATCGTCAGGACCACCTGATGACTTCAACGACCATCACGTTCGATGGAGGTACAGTCGGCAGTAACATCGCGGCTGGGTCGAACGGAATTCAGGCCGTTGTTGATGCTCTGGTCCCTGTATTCGCCACTGGTTTCCACGGCGCAGCACAGGTTCACAGTGGTGGATCTTCCAATACCGCGGACAGCCGATTCCGGGTGGATCTTGGCGTTAGTGGTGATCACTATGGGTCCATATATCTTAAGAACAACACGGCGCACTCGAGTTCGGGAAACTTCTGCAAGTTCATGAGCTTCTCGACTTCCGCCAATGCTCTCCTGGCGACTCTTCGTGTTGGGTCGGCCGGCGAATTCAACATCCAAAACGGATCTAGCACTGTTCTTCGTGCCGGATCCGCAAGCGAGATCCCCGCCAATTCAGAATTTAGATTTGACTGGCAGTTCTCGGGAACAACAGTCAACTGGAAGATATTCAGAACCCCAGAAGCTTCCGCGGGTTCTACACCGGATCTGTCCGGTTCCTTTACACCCACCACGGGGTCTTGTTCGCGCCTTCTACTCGGAGCGAACTCTACGACAGCACTCACCAAGGACTGGAGCTACGACACTGTTCGTGCTCGTGACACTGGAACGTGGTGGGATCCGTTCAATCCGCCCCCCTCGGGTCCAACGGTAAAGGTTTGGAACGGTTCAGCGGAGGTCGCCTGCACCTACAAGGTTTGGAACGGTTCGGCGGAGGTCGCAATCGGATCGTGGGCCGTCAACTAACTCCTGGGAGGAGTCCAAGATGCTGGAAGTTAGTACCTCGGGCTCCTTCACTAACACGGAGAAGTTCCTGAAAACCATGCAAAAACTCGATCCGAAGCTTCTGATGGAGGAGTTCGGAGAAGAGGGCGTTCGTGCTCTCGAGCGATACACGCCGGCAGATAGCGGCCTGGCTGCTCGCTCCTGGTATTACAAAGTCGAGGAATCCGCGGGAGTCTATTCGATCACGTGGTACAACTCTGACGTGGAGCATGGTTTTCCAGTAGCCGTAATGATTCAGTACGGCTATGGGACTGGAACTGGTGGTTACGTGCACGGTCGAGACTACATCAACCCCGCGATCAAGCCGATATTTGACTCGATCGCCAATAAAATCTGGAAGGTGGTGACCTCCGCATGAGTAGTATCGACGAACGTGTTGTCGAAATGAAGTTCGACAACAAGGAATTCGAGAAGAATGTCAGTCAAACGCTTGGCACTCTCGACAAGTTGAACAAAGGCCTCAAACTTGAGGGGGCCACCAAGGGTTTGAGTGACGTAGCGACAGCCGCTAGCAAATTCTCCCTCGCAGGAATTGCTAACGGGGTGGAGAACATTTCCCAAAAGTTCTCCGCAATGGGCGCTATTGCTCTTACGACGATAGCGAACATCACCAACAAAGCGGTAAATGCTGGAATCCAGCTCGCTAAGTCGCTCACCGTCGACCCCATCGCTTCCGGACTCAGCGTCTACGAGACCAAGCTCAACTCGATCCAGACGATTCTCGCCAACACCTCCGGGGATCACACCACCCTCAAGAATGTCACGGATGCCCTAGGCCTCCTGAATACATATTCCAACCAGACCATCTACAACTTCGGTGAGATGGCCCGGAACATCGGTACGTTCACGGCCGCCGGCGTAAAACTGGATGTCTCAGTCAACGCCATCAAGGGCATTGCGAATCTGGCTGCTATCTCTGGATCGAGTTCCGAACAAGCATCGACTGCGATGTACCAGTTGTCGCAGGCTTTGGCCGCTGGAACGGTAAAGCTACAGGACTGGAACTCTGTAGTAAACGCCGGCCTCGGCGGTAAGGTCTTCCAGGACGCTTTGATGGAGACCGCTCGAGTCCATGGAATTGCCATCGACAAGATGGTCAAGGACGAGGGTGGATTCCGAAACACCCTGCAGAAGGGCTGGCTTACTTCCCAGATTCTTACCGAGACTCTGAACAAGTTCACGGGAGATCTGAACGAGAAGCAGCTCAAGGCTCAGGGCTACACCGATGCGCAGATCAAGAGCATCATCCAGCTTGGGAAGACTGCTACCGAAGCAGCGACTAAGGTTAAGACTCTCCCTCAGCTGCTCGATGTTCTGAAAGAGTCTGTCGCCACAGGTTGGGCTCAGTCGTTTGAGATCATCTTTGGCGACATCGAAGAGGCTAAGACTCTATTCACTGGAATCAACAACGTCATCGGTGGATTCATCACGGCTTCTTCTGACGCCCGCAACAAGGTCTTGGGTGACTGGAAGGCTCTCGGCGGCAGAACAGTTCTCATCCAAGCCATCAAGAATGTCTTCGAAGCTCTGGTCAGGGTAATCACCCCGATCAAGAACGCGTTCAAGGACATCTTCCCGCCGATCACGGGCAAGGTACTTTTCGAGCTGACGACTAAGCTTGAGAAGTTCACTCAGAAGC